GCTGAGCACCTTCCATCCGCTTCTGATTACCCCAATCATCAGCATATTGTTCTAGTTGAGCTTTAATTTTAGAAACATTAATGCCTGTTTTAATAATACGAATATCAACCAAAGAAACTCTCCAAGCTTGATGTTTTTTCCTCTAATTTTTTAAATCTTTTGTATTCCATATTTTCTTCGTGTTTTTTAGTAGAAATAAAAACTCTATTTTTTTCATTTGAATATGGCATCAATAATGATTTACCATTTGTTGGATGTACCATAGTTCTATAAGGAATAGTTAGTCTTGATGCTTTTTCATAACTATTATAAATTTGTGCAACATACTCTTTATAAAAGTAACAACGCGGATGTGTATCAACATTAAAATATTCAAATTCTTCGTTAAATAAGTTTTTGACAGTTAGTGGTTTTCTTTTTGATTTGGTTTTAAGCTTAACTTCTTCAAATAAAAGTTTTTGAAATATTTCTCTATCATATTTAAACCATTCACCACGCACACGGAGATGATTAAATTTATTGTGATATTTGCGTTCCAAGTTAAACGCAGTTTCAGCTGAATCGCATTTATCATAGTGTAGAACAAGCAATTCATTAGGATTTCCAGTTTGTAAACCGGACAATCTTTCATGGATGTCATTTGCTTTTCCAATTTTTATTGCATTAGATATAGTATCTAATATAAAGTAAACATAACTCATAATATATTTTATCCAAAGAAACTCTCCAACGAATTAGATTTTTCAGCCCTCCAATTAATACAATTTAAAATGATTTGTAATGGGTCAACAAAGGACTTTTGAAATTGTGTTTCGTAATCAATAAATTCTTCTACACGAAATTCGTTTGGCATTTTACTTGCAAAAGAAATAATATCGGTCTTGAAGATATTTGGTTCACGAAGATATATAAATTTAATCTTTTCACCATTTTGAATCTTTTGATATTGTTTAGATATATTTAACAGGTCAAGCATATGATTATACACTAAAGCGCCACGAACATGGATTGGAGTGCCTTTGGCCCATATATGTTTATTATCTTTATATTCACTTAAACCATTCATTGACCTAGGAAAAGCAATATCTTCTACAGGCATCTTTTTAAATTCATCACGAAAGTTTTCAATCATGGTGTGTAGTTGATTTTCAGTTCCTGTCATAATAATATGCAAGGCTTCTTTAATCTTATCACGACAAGCTGTTGGTGTGGATGATTTAATGGCTTCAAGGCCTGTAATTTTAATTTGTGGTTCCGTATATTGAACACCTTCTGAATTATGCACATTCATAATGTATCTTTTCTTAGCAGTCCAGATAGCTTTATCGGCCAAATTTTCACGCTTCATTTTCATTTTTTGGCCATAAGCATGAACATAATTTGCCAATTCTTCATATGCTTTATCAATATATGGTTGAAATTTATCTTCGCATATTTTATCCAAGAAAGCAATCACTTTGCTCGTATCAGGAGTATCTTTGAATACTGAATTGACCAGAGGTTCAAGGTTCAAATAAACCGAATCAGTATCAATTGCAATTACAAAATCTTTGTCATCAGTTTTTAATAATTTATTGAGATACTCGTTTAGTTTTCTTTCAATCCATTGAATACTTAACTGACCCGCCATGGTAATGCCTTCTGCTTGGCGTATATCAAAGAATCGGAAGTATTCAGAACCCAAAGCACCATACGCTGAATTCAAACATTCTTTTTTAGTGAGTTGTAGATTTGCATAACGAGATACTAATGCACCATATTCTTTTTTGGCCTCTGTTGATGTAGCCACTTCATACTTCTTCTTGGCATCCAACATAGCATCTTTATATTTTGTTCGGTCATTATACATCTTTTCCAAAATCTCTGGTAAGAAACCTTGTTTATTTGTTCTGAAGAATTGGCCATTAGGTGTAATCGTTACACCTTCTAAACCACTCAAATCAATTTTTTGGTGTAATAGTTTTTCTACTGTAACGCCTTGTGCAATTATATCCCTCATTCTTGGTGTATAATCTTTTGGTTCAATTATAGTATCTGGCGCAATATTATATTGCATCATTAAATGTGGATAAAGTGAATTAAGGTCAAAAGATGCTACCCAATTAAATAGACCGATTTGTGGGTCTTTTACATATGCACCTTCATAAGCTTGATTCTTTTTAGATACAAATTTTGGAGGAACTACAATCTTTTTGTGATAGAGATAATTGTGTGCAATTGTATCCCACATACGAACTTGAGCGAAGATATCATCATAATTTACTTTAGCATCATAAGCAATCGTAAGTGCCATTTCAATTAGGCGACCTTTTGCGTTTAGTTTCTCAACAAGCTCAACATCTCGTATGTTATACTCAATAAACTTTTGATAATTCTTTTTATATAAATCATAGAGACCATCATATTCACTATATGAAATCTTTTGACCAACGCCTTCAGTTTGTGCAATATGGTCTAAACGATACGATTCTTGTGAACGATTTGGCGAAAACTTACGGAACAAACGCATATAGTCTAGTGTCACACACCCTAGAAGCTCATAAATTTGAAATTTTCGGTTGTATAGAGTATCTTCACGAGCATTAATTATACCCCATGGAGATAACTTTTTGGCTTCTTCTTCACCAGATATTCTACTGATACGGTTGACCAAATATGGAATATCAAAACCATAAATGTTCCAACCGGTCATCGCATGAGGAGATTTTTGTTGCCAGATAATTAAGAACTCTTTGATAAGAGTATATTCATCTTTACAGAAAATGTATTGAACATCATCACGGTGTTTTTCATAAACACCACAACCAAAAGTGTAATACTTTGGGTCATTAGAAAATTTAACGGTAATGGCTGTAATTGGTTCAGATGCTGTTTTAGGTTCGGGGAATCCATTTTCAGAACCAACTTCAATATCAACATTAGCAATACAAAGATGTTCGTATTTCCAATCAATGATTTCTTCAGGATGTTGTTCAGCGATAAGGGCATACTGATACATGGTGTTGCCATATATCTTAAAGTTATCTACTTCAGCATATCGCTTAACGAAATCACGAGCTTCACGAATGTTCTCAAACTTCATTGGCTCAACATATTCACCATGAAGCGTTTTCCATTCTGTCACCTTTTTAGATGGTAAATACAGAATGGGTTTATATGCTACTTTACGCTTGACTTGTTGACCGTTGGATATTCCACGATAAAGGATTTGATTGCCATAAGTTATGGCACTTGTGTAATAATTTGACATTCAAGGAGTATATCACACTTTTGGAATAATTGAGGCAATTTCAATACCTACACCAAACACCTTATTATACTGATTCTCTAATTCACGGACAGGCTCAGTAAGACATAAAACATTGTCCATTGAAATTTTAATACCTGTTCTGAATTCAGAAGCGAATTCTAAAAATGGTGCAAACCCCATAACTGTGCCATCTTTTGATGGTTGAACGATTACCTGAACGGGTTGCTTGATGATAATTTCATTCTTATCGCTACAATCAACTTCACCGATAAGTGTTTGTGTTGTTTTAAGTGTGACTAACTTTAATTTCATATTATAATCCAATTGTTAAACTTGCTGGTAAAACGCCGATAGTAACCCATCTTTTTGGGTATAACATCTCACGGCCCCTAAATTCATTCATATCATGAGTTGGATCTTGAATCCATCCAACAACTTCAACCATGTTATCATATTCACGGAAGAATAAATCATAACGGTCTGCACGAGGCATTTTATGTTCAATGGCCAACTTCTTTGCTACTTCACGAGTGTTCATTCTTTTCTTTCCTTAAAGTCATAGAAAAAATCATTGTTGTTTCTGGCAGAGTGTTTAGCATTTTTTTCTACCGAATACAACTTTGTCGCTATTTTAAAATCTGGTGTTTTGAATTCAGGTACTGTTAAAGAAGCATCATAGAACAAAGTTTTATTATTTGGTTGAGCAGCGAACTGTCCATTGTCCAACTTAATAAAATTATAGCTCTTATGTTCTTCTACTGTTTCTGAAAATCCTGTATTCAAATAACCAGGGTCATTTTGGCAAAAATCTACGGTGAACATATACTCACCATAATGCCATTTTCTGTCTTTGTCCAAGAATTTACATTTTAACATTCGTAAATTATCTTTTTCAATGACAGTAA